TAAATAATGTCTACGATATGAAATTCAATAAAATTAAGTACAACCTTTGGGTAGAACAACTCACACAATATGGGGATTTTGACAGAACACTACACAAAACAAAGAAATATGTTAGAGAAAGTCGTTACAAACCTACGATTGCACAAATTATTGATCGCAAACCACCAGAAATGGAAAGCGCAGTGATACCAGAAGAACAGACTGATAAATACAGAATGCAGCACGATAAAGAATTTAGAGAGAAAAGGCAACAATTAAGAAAACAATGGCAAAAGATGAAAGAAGATTGGGGGTTAGATGATGAGTATTGATGTATTGAGTACCGAAGAATCTATAATATCTAACCTCATGCGTAATCCAGAATTACTAGGTAAATTCAGGTTAAAGCCTGAAATGTTTACTGATGAGAAATTAAGAGTGTTCATTGAGTATGTGTTAGAGCAAGGCAAAGTCGATGTAAATCAAATCTACTTTAAAAGTCGTGACGATAATGAATTTATATCTACTGACCGATTAGGTCGTTTATACAATTCAGACGGCACTGACAAGGCGTTTTTTATGGACGACCAATTGAATCTATTACAAGAATACGTCTTGTCACAGGCTCGTGAGAAGCTTACAGAGTATCAATCAATGCCAAGTAAAGAAAATTTTAATTATTTGGTAGAAGAATTAGAGAAATTAAAAGGTATGACAATAAAAAAAGCAGACGCTACTGATAGTTTTCTAGCTGAAGTTGTAGAAAATATTTTATCTGATGAACCAAAACAATTTATTAAAACTGGTATTGCTTCTATAGATAACAAAATCATTGGTTTTGAACCAGGTCAGTTGAATGTATTAGGTGCAAGACCTTCGTTAGGTAAAACTTCTCTTGCATTAACAATGATGTGGAATATCGCGCAGCGTGGGTACCCTACAACGTTCTTTAGTTTAGAAACTGGAGGTAACAATATCGTTGAGCGATTAGTTGCAACAATAACAAATATTCCGCTATCTAAAATCAAGCAAGGTAACGGTTTGAACGATGATGAAGTTTCATCGGTAATGTCTGCTATAGATCAAATTAAAAAATGTAATTCTTTAAAGATTGAGGACCAAGCACAAATGACACCACAAGATGTTAGAGAAGTTGCTTCTCAAAAAACAGACAAACCTCATGTAATATTCATTGATTATCTTACACTCATGCAGTCAGATGTACCTCAGCGTGATAGACGATTAGAAGTTGAAAAGATTTCTCGTGATTTAAAAATTATAGCTAAAGAAACAGATTGTATCATTATCGCGCTATCTCAATTAAGTAGAGGTGTAGAAAGTCGTAGTGATAAACGTCCGATGATGTCTGATTTAAGAGAAGCAGGAGGGATTGAGCAAGACGCGAATATGATTTTCTTCTTATACCGTGACGATTATTACGACCAAGATCAACAAGACAACATTACAGGCAAGTCGGAAATTGAATTCATTATTTCTAAAAATAAAGACGGAGAAACAGGGGTGGCACACCTTGATTTCTACAAGAAAACGCAGAGGTTTTATGGATGAAAGTTTATGAGTATCAGAAACTGTTAGGCATCTTGTATCGAGAGGATTATAAAGAAGATCCAATCATAGACAAAATATTAATCGAGTCTGGGTGGGCAGTTAAAAGGCTTCTTGATACTGGAGCCATTAAACCCTTTGACGATTACGAAGAAGTGAAAGAGTTAATCATGAATGAAACGAAGTGGAGAGATAAAAATGGCAATTATCGAAAAGTATTACTTTTATAGACCAGACGGAACAGAAGAGATAAAAGTAGAAAAACGCGAATCTAATTTGAACATCGTTAAATCACTCACAGGCGCTCATTTTAGCGAAGAAAGTAAAAAGATGACTGATAGTGAGTTGAAACGTTTCAAGGGTGTATACGAACTTCTATACGAAGAAGAACTAGGGTTACAAGCAACGATATTCGATATGTAGGAGTGACAACGTGAGTAAATACAATGCTAAGAAAGTTGAATATAAAGGTTTTGTGTTCGATAGCAAAATTGAATGCGACTACTACCAATATTTAGAACGTAACTTAGGTAAGGGATATGACCATATAGAGTTGCAACCTAAGTACGAATTACAACCTAAATTTGAAAATTTCAGATCTATTAACTATGTAGCAGATTTTGCTTTATGGAAAGATGGCAAGCTAATCGAAGTGATAGATGTAAAAGGTATGCCTACTCCAGAAGCCAAAATAAAATCAAAGATATTTAGATATCAAAACAGAGAAGTACCACTCACGTGGATATGTAAAGCGCCTAAATACACAGGTCAAGAGTGGATAACGTATGAAGAACTAATCAAGGTACGCAAAAAGCGTAAAAAGGAGAAGATGAAGGATGGTAAAGATTAAAAAGAAAGTTGAAATGACATTACCAGAATTGATTGAGTGGGCTTGGAAGAATGGTGTTAAAGAAAAAGCGTTTTATAGCAATATTGACAGAGGTTCTGTGTATTTTGACATGGTGCAAACAGTGTCGATAGAGTATTCAATCGTTGTAGATGAAACTTTCACAGTAGAAGTTGAAGAAGAAGTTACGGAAGAAACAAAGATACCAGAAATGTTGGAAATATTTGTAAATGGTGGTGGAGTTAAACGGGTTGAAAAATCTATCAATGAACTAAAAGATGATTTTAGCAAAGAATTTTGGTTGAAAGATGGAGATACAATGACACTCATCTGGAAAGATGGCGAATTGGTCGGTGATGAGTAATGGCTAACAGAGAAGAAACAATTGAAGTTGAAGCAACAATCAAAGTGAGATGTAAATATCCAGTTTGGGTAAACAATCAAATTACTGCAAGTGATGAAAAGGAACGCATTTTAGATTTAATCAGTAACAGTCCTGACAAAGAGTTGATGAATGAAGATTTTGAACTAGTTGAATTAATAGAGGTGGAGTAAATGGAATCGACAAAAATGAGAGTTAAAAATAAATACTTCTCTATTACACCAGATGTAGTAGAGAAAATGAAAGAAGCAGATATCAATCCCGATATCTTAAGACAAAGATTAGCTTCTGGTTGGAAGTTTGAAGATGCAATAGAAGCACCTATTGGAGTAAGACGTAGTGAATGGGATAGTTTAAAACCTAAAGAGAACGACATCGCTAGTTATAAAGAGAGAATGGCACAACGTAGATTACAAGAGTTGAAACGTAAGAAACCACATTTATTCACAGTGCCTCAAAAACACCCTCGTGGTGAATGGTGCAAGCATCTTATGGAGAATGACATATTCCCTAGAAAGGTGGTTAGATCATGAGCATTAAAGATTTGATTATAGGCGATAGAATCAGAATCCAAGAAGTTAACGGTGTTGAAATTACAGTGCAAATAAAAAATGTTTATCGTTTAGTTCAGTCAAGTCTTGATATAGATAAATGGGTTGCTGATGTAGAAGCAATTGACGGGAGAATTTGGACTATTGATGATTGTTATGATTTTTACTCATTACCTAATGGAAATGAAGGAACTAAAAAGATATTAGATGACAAGGTTAACCGCCCAACGCATTACACGTATGGAGATATAGAAATCATAGACTTCATAGAGCAGGTCACTAAAGATTACAAACCAGAGTTAGCATTTGCAATTGGTAATGCAATCAAGTATATAAGTCGAGCTAATCGTAAGAACGGTAAAGAAGATTTAGACAAAGCACGTTGGTATCTAAACAGAGCATTTGAGAAGTGGGAGGGTTAATGAAATGAGAAACACATTGACAGATTTAAACAATCATTTATTTGCACAATTAGAAAGATTAAGCGATGAAGATTTAAAAGGCGAAGAATTAAAAGAGGAGTTACAAAGATCTAGTGCAGTTTCTAAAGTAGCTCAAAATATCATTAATAATGGCAGTTTAGTGCTGCAAGCACAAAAGTTTAAAGATGAAAAATTAGATGCAGAATCAGAAATCCCTAAGTTGTTAGGAGAGTAATAGCCATGAGACATGTATGGACTGATGAGCATGAAAAATATATTCGAAATAACATCAAAGGTAAAACTAAGAAAGAAATGACGGAAATGTTTAATAAGGAGTTTGGCACTGATGTTACTACAGATAAAATGAAAGGTTTTTGTTCGAGAAAAAGGATAAGAAGTGGGGTTGATTGTAAGTTTAAAAAAGGTGTGCCTTCTTGGAACAAAGGTAAAAGCTTTCCTTCCAGAGGTAGAAGCGCTGAAACTCAATTTAAGAAAGGACAAAAGCCCGATAACACATTTCCTTTAGGAACGATAAAAATCACTACTGACGGTTATAAGTTTATAAAAATCAAAAAACGAGGTTCTAAAAACGAATGCTGGAAACAATACACACATTATTTATGGGAACAAAAGCACGGACCTGTGCCCAAAGGATATTGTTTAATACATTTGAATCAAAACAGGTCAGACTGTAGCGAAGAAAATATAGCATTGGTAAGTCGTAAAGAATTAGTACGTATTAACAAACTTAATTTAACTTCAACTGATCGTAACTTAACTAAAGCAGGAATCAACTTTGTTAAATTATTAAACAAACAAAAAGAAGTTAAGGACAAAATAAATGCTACTAAGTGATACGGTATCCCAACGATACAGATACAACACACAAGGCAAGACACCTACAGAAATACAACAGGAGTTACGACAGATAGGTGTCAAAGGCTTTGTGGTTAAGATAGCAGGAAGCAGAGTGACGATGAAAGTTAGTGAAAATGATATTAAAAAGAACAGGGAGTGTTTGAGATAGATATAAAAAATCATTTATATACTTTCCAAGCTATATGTACCAATGTAGTTGACGGTGACACGATAGATATTTTACTGGACTTAGGTTTCAAAACAACTGCAGAACGTAGAGTAAGGCTACTTAATGTAGACACACCTGAAAGAGGTCAAGAGAACTATAAAGAAGCTACCGACTTTACTAAAGCGTGTGTAGAAGGCAAGAGGATATACGTACAGACATACAAGAGCGATGTTTTCGGCAGGTATCTCGCTAATGTGTGGTACGAGGACGGGCAACGTAGTTTGAATGATGAGTTAAGAAATGCAGGGGTATTGAAAGAGAATTCTAAATGGAATGAGGGATAGTAAATGAAAGCGCCATTTGAGATACAATCAGAAATTAAAAGAAGAATTATAAAACCTGAATATAAATTTGAATATATGAGTAAGTTAGCTGGAGAAACGTTGACGCATGTTTTTCATGTAAATTTAAGTGTTAATTCTTTTAGTAAATTACCAGGAATAATTTTTGTTACTAAGAGTAAGAAAGTATTTATACATTGCTTAAAAATTGATACTGATATGCAAGAAGAAGAAGATGTATCGGACATCGACGCTATTCAAAGATATCAGATTAATATGGCAAGATTTAGAAGTATGTTACTTGATGATGAAATACGATTTGAAGGTGCATTTGAAAAAGAGAAGTTACCATTTGTTAATCAAGACGCGCTAAAAGAGTATTTCGATTATAAATTTAATAAACGTAAGGAAGAAGAAGAGAAGTATCGAAAAAAACAAGAGTACAAAAGATACTTAGAATTAAAACAAAAATTTGAAGGTGACGAGTAAATGAACGCAGAAGCTAAGTTTGTATCTAGTGTGATGGACGCTAGATTGAAGAAAGCAAAAAGAGAACGCGACGCTTACAAGAAGCAACGAGATGAAATCATCAATGATATGGCAGAAACAAAAAAGAAAGCAGAGGCGTTTGATGAGATATTGGAGATAACAGAGGAAGATTGTTGGGCGGAAGATTTTGCAGTTTATATATCTCAAGTCATTGATAAATATAAGGAGGTCGACCATGAAGGATAACAAGTGGATAACGCTAAAAGACGAATTGACGCAAAGTTATATTAAACTTCGTGGCAAAAGCAATAAAATTTCAAACGATTTACCGACTGTTGAGATAGCAAATATATTGGTTGGCAGGAAAGTTTTAAAACAACAATTACAACGCATGGACGAATTAGACGGAACAAATGAGTTTCAAAATTTATTAAGTGATTTGGAGCGTGGTAGTGATGGATAATCAAACAATCTTTGAAAATTTAGAAGAAGTATTAGATACATTAACGCACATAAATTTAGAAGTTGAAAACAAAATGGATAGATTAGTTCTTAATAAAGCTAAAGAATTAATCAATAGCGTGGCGTGGAAATATGAGGAGGAACAATAAATGACAAATACATTAGATCAATTAGTAGAACAAGTACAACAATGGAGCATCGATAAAGATTTGCACAATGGTAACCCAGACAGACAAGCACTTAAATTCTATGAAGAAGCTGGAGAAGTGGCTGCTGCATTATCACGTGGAAACTTAGAAGCGTTAAAAGACGGAATAGGAGATACGGTGGTTACACTAATTATACTAGCGCAACAACATGATATGACCTTACAGGAGTGTTTACAATTTGCTTATGACGAAATCAAAGGAAGAAAAGGAAAGACAATCAATGGAACGTTCATCAAAGAGTCAGACCTTAAAGAATAAAGATATAGTAGCAGAGATTAAAAGAATACTTCGCAAAGAGTAACGAGGAGTGAGAAAATGAATATTAAAAAAGCTAGAAAGAAACCAGTAGAAATTGAGTTTATACAATTTACAGACAAAGATAGTGTATTAGAAATATTGTTATGGGCGAGGTCTAAGGTTAAGTACAAAAATACTAAAGGTTATTTACTTATAAATACTTTAGAAGGGGAAATGATAGCCGATGTTGGCGATTATATCGTTAAGGGTGTAAACGGAGAATTTTATCCAGTTAAACCAGAAATTTTCGAAAAGACATATGAGGTGCTAGGGAAGTGACACTAGATTCAATTAACTTTGTTTGGATAGCCATGATGTGTTTGATTGTTGTAGCACTTGTTTATGTAGTAGCTCATGTCTGTATGATAATTTTAATTATTAAAGACAAGAAAAGACTGAAAGAGTTCAAAGAAAAGCGAAATAGAGAATGGATAGAGAAAGAAAAAGAATTTGAAAATAGAATGAAAGAACAACGTGAAGAATTCTATAAAAGAAATAGACATATTACTAAAGGTTTTGATAAACACTTTAAGGAGTGAACGGAATGATTAAACGCATATTAAAGATTTGGTTTACTATCGCAATGTACGAGTTAGGTAAATGGATTGGCAGAGAGTTGTATTATAAGTTGACTGCAAATGATGAAGTGGAAATGCCTAAGGATTTTAACGAAGATGACCACGCTCATTTAAATGGCATATACGGAGGTTATTAAATGAGTTGGGACATTGTGATGTGGATGCTGATAATAGCTTTAGTTTATATGGTTATACTTTGGGTATTGACTTTGATTTTGTATATAAAAAGGAATAAGGAAATAAAAAAATTACGTTTAGAGAAAAGACAACTAGAGTTAAGTATAGAAGGTTTAAAGGCTCACCATTTATTTGTATACAAAGAAAATAGAAAAAGTAAAACAGATGAAATCAATTAATTTAGAGGTGATTATTAATGTGGGGCGTTATAGCGATTATTATATTGGTGTTGCTTCTGTTTGGCTCATTGCTTGAACAGAATGATCTAAAACATCAGTTAGAAGTGAAAGAGTATGAGATTGAAGTGTTAAGAGATAAGTTGGAGAATGGAGGGTAAGCATGGGATTAAGAAAATCAACGCAACGCTATTTAGAAAGTGAATTAAGCAATTATAGGCATATAGA